GGACAGGGGGACGTACAGGGGCGTATGACTGAACGACTAGGTGCTATTAATTGAAGATAGACCTAAGTATGCTGCCTTGGCAGCTAGAGGTCATGAACAGCACCAAGCGGTTCAAGGTAGTAGCCGCAGGTAGACGAACAGGTAAGAGCCATCTAGCTGCTGTGTCATTAGTGCTAGCAGCCCTAGACGGTAAGCCCGGAAAGGTGTTCTACGTAGCACCCACCCAAGGCCAAGCAAAAGACATTATGTGGGACAAGCTATACGAAATAGCAGGTGACATAATATCGAATCATAATAAGAACGACCTTACACTGGAGCTTACTAACGGTGTAACTATCTACCTTAAGGGTGCAGATAGACCTGATACTTTGAGGGGAGTTTCCCTCAAACATTTAGTTTTGGACGAGTTTGCTTTTATGAAGTCAGACATCTTTGATGCTGTACTTCGACCTGCTCTCTCAGACAATTTAGGTACATGTATCTTCATTGGTACACCAGAGGGTCGTAATCACTTCTACGACAAGTACTTAGAAGCAGAACTAGGAGGTGATCCCCAGTGGGAAGCATGGCACTACACAAGCTATGACAACCCCTTGTTGGACAAGGCAGAAGTAGACCATGCTAGGAAGACGCTACCTAATTGGGCCTTTCAACAAGAATATATGGCATCTTTTGATGCAAATGGTAGCGAGCACTTTGATGTAGAAGCTTTCAAATACTACAAGGATCGTAAGACTAAAGTACCGGGAGACTACTATATAGCTATAGATTTAGCTGGTTTTGAAGAGAAACGGGGCAATAGGACAGCAAAGAGAGACAACTCAGCAATAGCCTGTGTATACGTAACAGATGATGGGCATTGGTGGGTAGAGAACATTAAGTTCGGTAGGTGGACACTAGCCGAGACAGCAGAGAACATCTTTGCTATGGTAGATAAGTACAAGCCTTTGTCCGTAGGCATAGAGAAGGGGATAGCACAACAAGCCGTTATGACCCCCTTGCAAGATTTGATGCGTATGACCTCTAGGGTCTTTCGTATACAACTACTGACTCACGGAAACCAAAAGAAGACTGACCGTATATTATGGTCACTAGCTGGAAGGTTTGAGAACGGATTTGTCCATCTTAAGAAGGCAGATTGGAATATTAACTTTGTGGATGAAGCGAGTAACTTCCCTTCTCCATTAGTACATGATGATTTACTTGATGCTCTATCGTACATAGATCAGATGGTTACAATACCGTACTATGATAACTTCAGCCAAGATGGTGATTTCGTCCCAATGGACTCAATTTCAGGATACTAAATGTCGATATTTGAAGAAAGCATAGAAGCACTATCTGACGATGTAGATATCGTAGAATGGGTAGTGGGGAAGGCAAACGATTGGAGAGACCACTATGACTCCAACTATGATGAGCTACACCAAGAATACTACCGTATATGGCGTTGCCGTTGGGCAGAAGAAGATAAGACAAGAGATTCAGAGAGAAGCAAGATAATTGCCCCTGCTACCCAACAAGCTGTAGAGTCTAACGTAGCAGAGATAGAAGAGGCTACCTTTAGCTCAGGTTTTCTATTCGATATCGAAGACGACATGGTAGACGAGAACCCTGAGGATATGCAGTTCCTCAGAGGAAAGCTAACAGAGGACTTCGACCAAGCAAGGATACGCTCTAGTATCGGAGAATGCCTTATCAATGCTGCCGTTTATGGCACAGGCATAGGGGAGATCCTGATTGAGGAAGTCAAGGAGTATCACCCTGCTACTCAAGATATCATGGACGGAGACCTAAAGGCTATTGGTGTAAACACTAAGTACAGGCCTCTCGTTAAGATAAACCCAATACAAGCTCAGAACTTCCTTATAGACCCATCAGCTACTAGTATAGATAACGCACAAGGTTGCGCTATTGACGAGTTCGTAGGTATGCATACCATTGAGATGCTACAAGACTCAGGGGTATACAACGATAACGTAGTAGTAGGCCTAGCATCAGCAGATGAAGAGATTGAATCTGATCGTGATCTTGCTACACTACAGGATGACAGAGTACGACTTCTTAAGTACTACGGTTTAGTACCACGAGAAGCACTAGAGAACGAAGGCATTGACGTACAGGCTGAAGGCATGTATGTCGAGGCTATTGTAGTGATCGCTAACGAAGGCACTCTCCTTAAGGTTATGGAGAATCCTTACATGTGTCAAGACCGACCAGTAGTAGCATTCCAGTGGGACGTAGTACCTTCTAGGTTCTGGGGCCGTGGTGTATGTGAGAAAGGCTACATGTCTCAGAAGGCTCTTGATGCCGAGATGAGAGCACGTATTGACGCACTAGGTCTTACTACTCATCCAATGATGGGCGTAGACAGTACACGTATACCTCGTGGAGCTAAGTTTGAGGTAAGACCCGGAGCTATGTTTATGACTGCTGGGCCTCCTAGTGAAGTCCTACAGCCCTTCCACTTCGGTCAAGTAGACCAGATCACATTTGCTCAGGCAGGTGCCTTGCAGCAGATGGTACAGAGCGCAACAGGCGCAGTAGACTCAGCAGGACTTGCAGGTAACATTAACGGTGAAGCTACAGCCGCTGGTATGTCAATGTCCTTAGGGGCTATTATCAAGCGACAGAAGCGTACACTGGTTAACTTCCAAGAGAACTTCCTGTTACCGTTCGTCCGTAAGGCCGCATGGCGTTACATGCAGTTCGATCCAGATAACTACCCCATAAAAGACTACAAGTTCAAGATCATCAGCTCTCTAGGGGTTGTTGCTCGTGAGTACGAGGTAGGACAGCTTACACAGCTAATACAGTCCTTACCCCCTGAGTCTCCTTCACACAAGGCTGTTATGACTAGCATCATAGAGCACCTTAATGTTACTAACCGTGAAGAGATCATTAGCATACTTAACACTCCACCCCCTGAACCTACTCCTGAAGAGCTGGCTAAGGCCGAGAAGCGTGAAGCTATGGAACTTGCTGTCCTAGAAGGCCAGATTGGGTTACTAGCTGCTCAGTCTGCTGAGAGTCAGTCAAGAGCTAATAAGTACAATATTGAGGCAGAGCTTGCTCCTAAAGAAGCTATAATGAAATACTCTGACATGAACAATGATGGAGAAATGGACAGGGACTTCGAGCGTAAGCTCAAGATGGCAGACCTCTCCCTTAGAGACCGCGATATGGTAGTTAAGGAAGGTCAGGCTCAGAACAACGCATCACGAGATGCAGAAGCAGAGCTTATACGTCAACTTTCAGAAAGTGGACAGGTAGATCCTAATCAAGCATTACCTATGTAAAGTAGTATTAACCCTTAAGGAGAACCAGAAATGGCCCTAGTAAGAGCAGAAGATGTAAAGAAAGAATTATACGAAACAGTAACTCAGATTAATGTTATACTTAAGACTGTTACTGATAGGCTAGATAAGCTAGAGGAGCCTAAGAAGAGGACTGTTAAATGACAGAACTCTCTGTAGAGAACAAAGCCTACTACGAAGACCTCCTAGATCTGTTTACAGACAGAGGGTGGTCTACCTTCATAGAAGATATGCAGGAAGGGGCAGACCAAGTAACACTGGACTCTTGTAGAACAACAGAGGAGTTCTTGATAGCCAAGGGTAAGAAAGCTGTATACGATAGACTCTTAGGCTATGAGATATTTATTAAGGATGGTTACGATGCTCAAACTGTATGATTACAGATGCAAAGAGACCAAAGAAGTATTTGAACGATTAGCATACAACGAAGAGAGGATACTTGAGTGCAAGTGTGGCTCAACCTCAGACAGAATGATATCTCCTATCAAGTGTCAGCTTGATCCCTTCTCGGGGCATTTCCCCGGAGCAACAATGAAGTGGGCCAAGCATCACGAGGCAGGAGGCAAGCGGAAAGGTAACGGGTAGCCACCCAGTCTTTCTTTAATCCATAATACCCAAAGGGTACGGAGTTTAAAATGGCAGGACAACTGATTGACCTTGAGATCGAAGAAGAGACCATCCCCGAGGAAATCTCTAAAGAGACTGACCCCTTCGCAACTGAAGAGGTAGTATCTGAAGAGCAACAAGAGCCGGAGGAAGATCTTCCTGAGAAGTATCAAGGGAAGACTATAGCAGAAGTTGCTAGAATGCATGGAGAAGCCGAGAAAGCGTTAGGCAGACAGTCTAACGAAGTCGGAGAACTTAGACACGCATTCGATGAGTTCGTCACCTCATCTGTCGCAAGTAAAGACGAGCCGCCAGCCGAGGAGATTGATTTCTTCTTAGACCCAGACGGTGCAGTAGAACGAGCAATCAGTAACCACCCTAAGCTTAAAGAGGCTGAAGCGGTTACTGCTGAAATGAAGAAGCGGTCTAGTTTGGCTTCTTTACAGGCTAACTTTCCTAAGATGAACGAGACACTAGCTAATCCAGCTTTCAATGAGTGGGTAAATAGCTCTCCGATTCGTAAACGTCTTTACAGGGATGCAGACAAGTCTTTTGATTACGATAGTGCAGCAGAGCTTTTTAGCAACTGGAATGAACGCGCTAACGTAGTAGAACAGACGAAGGTTGTAGAGAAGGAAGCCCGTAAACAAGACCTAAAGAACGCTTCTACTGGAAGCACTCGTGCTAATCCTGATGGTAGGCGGCAAAAGAAAGTCTTTCGTCGTACTGACATTATTAGACTAATGAAAACCGACCCTGACCGCTATGAAGCTATGTCCGATGAGATAATGGCAGCATATAAAGAGGGCAGGGTAAAGTAGCTACTTAGTAGCAGGCAATTAAGCCGACCCTTTAAGGATTAAATAACATGGCAGCATTTAACAACGTCCCTAGTGTAACTAACACTACGGCGGCAGTATTCATCCCCGAACTCTGGAGTGATGAAGTAATCGCGGCATACGAGAAGTCTCTCGTTATGGCACCGCTTGCACGTAACTTGTCTATGGAAGGAAAGAAGGGTGATACGATTCATATCCCTAAGCCTACCCGTGGAGCAGCTTCTGCTAAAGCTTCTGAAGCTCAAGTAACATTGCAGGCTAACACGCACACAGAGTTGACTGTCGCTATCGACAAGCACTTTGAGTACTCTAACCTTATTGAAGACATTACTGCTTGTCAGGCATTGTCTTCTCTGCGTCAGTTCTATACATCTGATGCTGGTTATGCTTTGGCACTTCAGAAGGATTCTGATATGTTTGAGCTTACCAAGTGGATTGGTAATGGTACTGGTGCAAACAACCAAACCTCCAACAGCTTCACTGACACAGCAGGCGTACTGTCTGCTTATGTTACTGGCGTTGGTTCCACCTTTACTGATGCAGGTTTCCGTAACCTTATTCAGAAGATGGATGATGCTGATACCCCTATGGATGGTCGCAAGTTTGTGATTGCTCCTCAGGTGCGTAACCTCATCATGGGTATTGATCGTTACGTGTCTAGCGACTTCGTAAACGGCAAAGGTGTTGTTAACGGTAAGATTGGTGAGCTTTACGGTATTGACATTTATGTCTCTACTAACGTGCCTACCGAGACTGGCGCTCGTGGTAACACTCTGTTTCACTCAGATACGTTCTTGTGTGTAAACCAGAAGGGTGTTCGTAGTCAGACTCAGTATCAACAGGAGTACTTGGCAACATTGTACACTGCTGACACTTTGTACGGCACTAGCATCTACCGTCCTGAAAGCGGGTTCACACTCTGGACTGAGTAAACCTTAACGCCTGCCCCTGAAGAGGGGTGGGCTTTTTCACTATCAGGAATCGCTATGTCAATTACATACAATATTACTACAAACTTTGGAGCTAAGGATACCCTTCCTTCAAACGACCCTGATAAAGTTATACAGGGAGCAGAGTTCACTGTAGAGTACGAAGCAATTAAGACTGCCTTTGTCTCGGCTATAACAGCCTCAGGAACTTCTACATTTACCAATAAGTCCGGCAACATAAGCCAATGGACTAATGATTCAGGGTACTCAACCTCTGATACTACTTATACCGCAGGTGTAGGTTTATTACTAACAGGTACTGAGTTCACTAATACGATAATTAACAACAACCAGCTTACTAACGGTTCATCTTACATTACTGCAATATCAGCCGATGCTTTAACAAATAAGACTGGGGCTATCAGCCAGTGGACTAACGATTCAGGTTATACCACTGCAACAGGTACAGTTACTCCTAGCTCAACAGATACCTTTACTAATAAGTCTGGAGCTATTAGTCAATGGACGAATGACTCTTCATATGTAACTACTTCTACCCTAGCCTCTGAGACAGTGGTTGGTATTATAGAACTAGCGACACAAGCTGAAGTTGATGCTGGAACAGACACCAACCGAGCCATAACCGCCGCTACTCTTACTAACTTCTCAGGGCTGGGTGGTGGGGGACTCACCCTAACTGCGGTTAAAGTAGCCACTTACGCGGCAGCAGCAGGTGACTTAGTGCCTATGAGTACCACAGGCGCTACGAGAACACTGACTCTCCCAACATCCCCATCCAGCGGGGACTCAGTGGGCTGGATAGACTATGACAGCACCTTCAATACTAACAATCTAACTATTGGACGTGCAGCAGAAAACATAATGGGTCTTGCACAAGATATGGCAGTATCAACTAACAATGCAAATGCTAGCCTTGTCTACGTAGACGCAACTAAAGGATGGATATTAACATGAGTAATTTTACAGATTTTATAGGCGGCGGCGCAGGTACAATAAGCGATACTGACGTTCTGGTTGCCTCGAGCACTACATATACCGCTGCAGTTGCGGAGTACGTGTACGTTCATTGCTTCGGTGGTGGTGGTTCAGGAGGTCTAACTACAAACTCAAGCCATACAGTTAGTCAGATAGCCCGTGGTGGTGGATCAGGTGCTTACTCTAAGTCCATCTGGCTGCTGGCAGCAGGTGATGCACTAACACTAACTGTAGGAGCTGGGGGGGCGGGAATTTCTGTAGCAGGTAACTCGGCCACTAACACAACGGGCAATGCTGGCGGCACAACTACAGCCGCTCTGGCAGGAAAGACTACCATAACGGCCCCCGGTGGCCCCGGCGGTACGACTATAGCAATAGATACTACAGTAACTAATCAGGTAGTTAATGGTCCAGCAATGACGGCAGCCATAGCCTCAGGTGGGGACACTAATATTGACGGTGCTCTTCCCGGTAGCGCAACAATGGTCCAGACTTGGGCTTCAAGTCACGTCAATATTGCTACGGGCGGGGCCGGTGTAGACCTCTCCAATAAAGGCTCAGCCGCTGTACGCGGTGGGGATGTCGATAATAGAGGAACCTCAGATTTCATTGCTAGTGGTGGTGGTGGTTGTTATTACCACGGCGGCGACTGGGATAATGCTTCAGGTGCCGCTGCTGCGAGTGAAGCTACTGGTGGTGCCGGTACAGCCGCAGACGCCGCAGAACAGCTGGACAGTGTGGGCAGTAGGAGTGCAGGTGCGGGATTGCCATATGTATCAACTGCTATCTACCTTCCAGCCGGTGCGGGGTCTACAGGCCTAATTTCCGGTTCAGCAGACGCAGCTGGAGATGGCGCTGGAGGCGGGGGCGTAGTCGGCACTTCCGGAGGAGCCGGTGGGAACTTCGGCGGAGGCGGAGGGTGTGCATCTTCTGTCGCTGGAATATTCTCATTCGGTGGCGCTGGTGCCGGTGGCATTGGTGGTGGCGGTGGTGGGTGCGTCCCTGACTCCGTAACACACGCATCATCAACAAATTCTTCGGGAGCTGGTGGTGATGGTTTTATCATACTCCAGCGTGAGGTAGTCATATGAAATATGTATTGATAAGAAACGGCGTTGTCGCTGATACCATAGTGGCCAGTGCTAAGTTCATAGCTGACCTTGAAAATGCAGCCGACTGGACCGCTGTAGCTCCACAGGAAGTTGTTGCTTCAACTTACAACCGCTACACCTATGCTGACTTTGTTGAAGCTCTAACTGACAGCGGTGCAGCTCGTAAGATAATCATAGCTAAGAAGACTGATGCTGGTGCTGACTTAGAAGTGTTTATGGAGATTGCTCGATCAAGAGGCATAGTTGATTTTAATAACGCCACTACCCTAATGCGACTTAATGGGCTAGTACCGTCTATGCTTACACAAGCACAGGCAGATGAAATCACTGGAGAATAACGCTGGGCGTAAGCTCAGTATTAACTTAGAGGCTTAATATGAATATACTTACTATTAATACAGTACTATTTAGTTTTATCATGGCAACTTCAGCACTAGCTGACTACCTTACTAAGGATAGTGGGCAAGTTATTAATATACCTTCTGGGTATAATGCCTGTGCATTCGATGAAAGATGGAACCCCCGTGGTGTTGATGAGGCAGGTAACTTCCCTCTCAAGGCACTGGGTGATGCTATAGCAGAGAAGATGACTGCATGCGCTCTTACTGACGACTTCCCTACTGAGGCTGAATGCAACGGGTTGTCTCTAGGTGGAGAATCTGATCCTCGCTGTAACGTCTACGAGTAGGGTTTAGAGAATGGCCTTTAATTACGACAGTATGACAGATGAGCAGAAGGCTCAGTTCGGTGCAGCTTTAGGCTCTAATGAGGAGTTCGGAGCTGCTGTGTCTGAGCAAGGTATGCTGTCTAGTCAGGAGGTGGATCCTCTACAAGTAGGCATACAAGACATTAATGACAGGTACAACGCTTCTGTTGAACAGGCTTCGCAGTATGACCCTACAAGGTATACTTCTGAGGAGTTCTTGAACGCCCCTAGGCCGGGAGATGAAGGATATGACCCTAGCGTATGGGCTTGGGACAACGATACTCAATTTGCTCAACAGCAAAGGGTAATTGCAGAGTCAGAAACTATAGAGTTGCTGCATAGCTTGGGTATAAATAATGCAGAAGATCTTAAAACAAGTGTAAGTGGATCACACAATGATAGTTATGTTAACTTAGGTATTGCTAACCAGATCTATGATGACAAATCAAGAGGTTTTGAGCCTAGTGGTGGGTCTAGTAGAGATGTAAATATAAGAGATTGGGAAGATACCCCTCTTGGAGCTAGCAGCCTAGTTGAGCAAGGTGAGAAGCCTAGTATGTTTGCTAGCCCAGTGTTCTCTGTTCTAGCAGCACTAGCGGCTCCTGTTACAGGGGGCTGGTCAGTAGCTGCACAACAAGCTGCAAGAGCTGCTGACGGAGATACATTACACGGGGAGGATTATGCTAATGCTGTAGCTTCTTATGTAGGTAATAGCGGAATGTTAGACGGGGTAGTAAGTGCATTGCCTGAATCTGTAGGAAAGGTGTATAACGCCCCAAATGTAGGCGGTTCTTTATTACGAGGAGCTACCACCACTACACTAGACCAAGCGATACGGGACGACTTCGACCTAGGCGGTATAGCCAAGGGTGCTTTAGTCAATGTTGGTATGGATGTACTCAAGGATGGATTCCTAGACGCTGACCAGACTAACGATGCACATGAAATGCTTAATGACAATGAGCTAGTACATGGTAGCCAAATTAGCCCAGAAGATGCTCTACGACTAGAAGATACTACAGACCTATATGGGATGTTAGGTAAGAACGGTTTACTCTCTAAGATAGGCCTAGATGTGGGCTACATGCCTACTGATTGGGTTGGAGAAGGCATTGACTTCGTAGCAGGGTTTGGAGAGAGAGCCTTCATAACTGGCCCAGACGGTGAGCAGTACAGGGTTGTTGAAAACCTAGAGGATGTTCTAACACCACCTGTTATATACAACCCAGATGGGACAATTAATACAACAATTGATATACAAGATGCTTTTGACGGTAAGGGCGGATTTAGTATAGGAACTGTAGCAAGTGACGGTCAACTTGGCCCTATATCTGACTTAGCTAACGCTTTAATACCAGATACCACTAACCGCTACGATGAACGATTCTTTGATGTAACTTCACCAAGATCAGAAGACAGCATTTTAAATAATACAGGTATATGGGAAGGACATCCAAGGGGTAATAACGGTAGGGGATTTGACCTCTTCGGTTCTGCACTCCCTGCTGTAAACTCAACATTCAATACAGGATCTAACAGAGAGCGTGATGAAAGCCAGCCTGCACCTATAAGCACCCCAGAGGGTATAGCTGTAAATGAAACTGATACAGTAACCGATGAAGACATATTCGTAGATACTACAGCGGCTGATCCAGAGCTTTCTCCAGATCTTACTAGAGAGGAGATGATGCTAGCACGTTGGGAAGAAGACTCTGACTCTCTGGTTAGTGCAATAGAGAACGACCCTGAGCTGTGGGGTATATACCCAGAAGATGAGGAGACTGAGCTTCCATCAGATGAAGAAACTGATCTTCCAGCAACCGTACAAGACCCTGTAGAGACAGAAAGGAAGTTAACATTAGGGGAAGTCCCTAACGACTTTGAAGAGAACTTACCCCCAGTAGAGACAGAAAGGAAGTTAACATTAGGGGAAGCCCCTAACGACTTTGAAGAGAACTTACCCCCAGTAGAGGGAGAAGAGGAGTTACCTTCTGAGGGTAAAGCAGAGAAGGATAAAGAACAACTAGCTGATGTATCAGATGCAGAGTGGACTGCACTGTTCCCTTATACTAAGCTCACACCAGCACAGAAGAAAGACCTTCTACCGCATGTCGATTATATTAGATCACAGAGAGGAAAAGTATGACATTCTTAGAATTAGTTAATGAAGTATTAGCTCGTATGAGGCAAGACAGTGTACTCACAGTAATAGGTTCAGATGATGCTTCTGCTCAGATTGTTATAAAGATGGTCAATGACGCAAAGACTAAAGTAGAGAACGCCTTTAACTGGAACGCTCTACGTACTACTTGGGACTTCGATACTGTAATAGGTCAAGAGACCTATGCACTTACAGGGTCAGATACCTATGTAGTTATTGACTATGCTGCCATGTCTACGTATGGGTATTTCTTAGACACGACAGATAAGAAGACTCTTATGTTTAAGAACTTCGGATCTCAGGTTAACTCAAAACCTTCAATGTTTGCTGTTACAGGTTCTAATGCCTCAAGAGAAGTTACTATAGGACTGTACCCTAAGCCTGAGGCTGTAACTGCCGTTAAGGTAGAAGGATGGAAGAATCAGGTAGCATTAGCCCTAGACGCTGATGTACTCTTGATACCTAGTCTCCCAGTCATCTATGAGGCCCTTGCGTTGGCCGCTAGGGAACGTGGAGAGGTAGGGGGTCAGACCTCCCTAGAGATCTTTGGAGTTGCTAAGGGGCACTTACAGGACGCTATAGCCCTAGATGCTGCACTGTCACCACATGACACTATATGGGTGTCTATCTAGTGGCTCAACAGCAGATAAACGTAAACATACCCTCAGTAGGGTCTTCTGGTTTAAACACAGAGGATTCCCCTATAACACAGGACTACTCTTACGCTGCTGTAGCCGATAACGCTGTTATAGATAACTTTGGTCGTATTGGTGCAAGGGAGGCCTTTGCTACAGACACTCTTACATTCCCTGTACTTCCTGCTATAGCTACCGCAGTAACACACGAAGTAACGCTAGATGTCATAGAAGGGAGTCTGATTAATGAGTTACCTTCTATCCTTTGTACAGGTAGAAACATAGGATATGATGCAGACGGGAACGTTGTAGGCACTAATTACTACATCTTTGAGAGAGTAGGAAGTGCATTAGTTGAGATTACACTCCCTGCTGTAACAGACTTATCAAAGCTATCTCTTGCTCAGATAGTCCCTACAGATGATAGGTACTATATTTTCTCTCCAACCAATGAAGTTATGGTATGGAACGGAACAACAATAACTCTAATATCTGCTGCAATTGGTTACTACGGTATCCAATTAGTACCCTCAGGGGCACAGGTAGCACCCACCTTTGATAGAGGCATAGCTGCCTATGGTAGAGTATGGGCTACAGGTCATGGTGGGGACTCTAATACTATTTACTACTCAGATCTCCTTATAGGAGCTAGTGCATACACTGTTGATGGTTTAGATCCAGCAAGTACAGCAGGTAAGCTTAACGTACTAGAAAACTGGCCTAATGGCAAGGATACTATAGTAGGACTGTCTGCTCACAACAACAGACTTATAGTATTTGGTCGTGAGGCAATCCTAGTCTATAATGCTGGATATGGAGACCCTGCTGATGCAGCTAGCGGGTTCACGTTAGAGGATACTATAACTAACGTAGGCTGTGTATCTAAGTACTCGTTAGTTAATATAGGTACAGATGTACTGTTTGTAGACGAGACAGGTGTACGGTCGCTAGGCCGGACTATCCAAGAGCGTAGCTCTCCTATGGGTAATCTTACTAACAAGGTACGTAAGCAATTCAGTGACGTAGTTAGTGAAACTGAAGATAGCCAAACAATACGAATGGAGTACGATCCTTCTAATAACTTTGCTGTAGTACTATTCTCTGAGCAGGAGTTAGCTTACTGTCTAGACATGAAAGCCTACAGAGCTGAAGGTCTTGCTAAGATTACTCGGTGGACAGACTGCTTCTTTAATGACCTAACGTATGTAGACTCTTATCTAAACCCTGTCATGTTGCTTGCTGGAATGAAAGGTAAAGGCGTACTAGGCTATAGCGGATATCTTAGCTCTTCTGGTAATACTTATATACTTAAGTACTACTCTAATCAATTAACATTTGGTGAGCCTGCCCGTACTAAGTTCATAAAACAAATAGACTACACTATCATATCTTCTATTACACCCTCGTTTGCATATGCTAAGTGGGGGTATGATGGTCTTAATACTTACAAGAGTAAGTACTTGATTTTAGAATCTACAGTCCCTGCTTACTTTGGTATAGCTAAGTTCAATATC